CTTGTACCTCTTAAGAATGTCAACAGAGTTTTGGATTGAATCTTTGCCTTTATTTGCTCCGTGGATATTGAACCCCATTCTGTGAACTTCTTCGATAGACTTCGGCTCTGCGCTGTCCGCTATTATCTCCATCGTTCTACCAATAGCCATATCCTTGAGCCTCGCCCCGATGTCTTGGTTTGTTAGTCCTCGTTCGTATAAGAGTTCCTCAATGTAAAGGTGGTCACCATCCTTCCACACCGCACACAAGGCAGTCGGATCGTTCGTAAATCCCCAGTCCATTCCCAGCCCTACCAGCTTGCACCTGACCTTGTCAATAGAATCGCACACATCCCAGTTGCGGAATACCAAACCTTCGATGCGACCGGTACGCCCTCTCGCATAAACCTTCCACAATTCTAAATCTATGTCCTTAAGTGCCTCAATCTTCTCACGGATGGCTGGTAAAACATAAGGGTTGTGCCGATGGTCGGAGATAAACAACTTAACCCCTTCTTTGCCGAGTAGCTTTTCATGCACCCAAAACTCACTATTAGGGTTGTAGTCAATAAAAGCCTGAATGGTTGTTCTTAAGTACAACTCATTCCAAATTTCATAGCTTATGCCGTTGGCTTCGTTCACAAATAGAAACTGCCTCTTTCCTGACTTTGCCGATTGGCTTGTTTCGTAACTCTTAAACTCCAATACCGAGCCATTGTATAAAGTATAAACCCTATCGGTAGCGTTGTAGCTTGCAATTAGCTTTGTTAATATTCGCGAATTCGCCACAATTGTTTGGGCATCTCTAAGCGCACCTGATTTGAGGTTGGGGATAGTTTCGCCTACGATAGTCGTAACGCTGCGAGGGTGTTCTATTGCCCGAAGGAATAGCACCTGAAGGATGGAGTAAGTCTTACCCGAAGATGATCCACCTTGGTTGACTACTACCTTATCCTTGGCAGCATAGTTGTCTTTAAATAAAACCGAACCCTCAAACACATCAGTCGATTATTTCACTCTCGGAAGATGAGGTGCTGAATCCGCTATCGACCACCTCAACTTTTAAACCAGTCAAGTGCATAGAGCCTTCAATTTGATTTGTCTGCTTGCCGTGTGCGCTGTCCATCAGTTCCCGATACGCATTAACATCTCCTTCCCTTGCTTTCTTTATCAAAGCCAAGGTCATTATGTCCTGCTGCTCTAATACCTCCTGCTCTCCCGTAATGGGGTTTTTAACCGACTGCTGCACCTCCAGCCACTCCCTTACGATAGTGCTGCGGTTGCGTGTGCCTTTCGGTTTCCCTGCTGGATTACCGCTTTCGCCCTTTTGCCATCTTGGCTCTATTTGTCCTCTGCCACCCATTACGTTGTAATTTCGTTGATTCTAATATACTTCTCTCCATTGCGTTTGATAGTCAAGCTTGGGTCAAGTTTAAGCATTCGGTCGATAATGACTTGGCAGTACTTCGGGTCAAGTTCCATGCCGTAGCACTTGCGATTTAGCTGGTGTGATGCTACCATTGTTGAGCCTGAGCCAAGAAAGAAATCCAAAACCAATCCTCCATCAGGGCAGCTGCTTTTGATTGCACGTTCGCACAATGGAATAGGTTTAGGTGTTGCGTGTCCTCCTTCATCTCCTTGTCTTAAATGCCTATCAAATTTCCAAACATTGTTAAAGTTGTCGTGTGTATTATTAAAATAAGCACGAGTAGAATAGTATTCCTTTTTAATCTCTTCGTATTCCTTTTTAAAAGCATCTATGTTTTTACTTTTTGCATATTCTTTTAAACTGTAATAATTATTTTCAGTTGGCATTGCCCATTGAGATTTACTCCACCAATGGTTTACAGTTCTACCATCTTTGTAACCTAAAGCATTAGCTATTTTACTATCAGTTTCATTTAGTTTATTAATCTCTTTTTCTAAATAAACCCTTATTATTTCCCATTTATCAAAATAATTATCTTGATTATTATTAAAACCTTGAACTCCTAACATTGCAAATAAACACTTTTCGTCTGCTATTGCATAGCTTCTTGTATTTTCTGAATTTTGACCTTGTCCATGACCTTTGTCCCACGTTATTAAATTTCTAAATGTTGCCTTTTGCGATTTAAAGTATGGCTTTAAAATATCAGAATAAATATCCATCAATGGCTCATCTATTCCCCAGCAATACCAGCTGCCGTTCTCTTTGAGGTGCATAAACTGCAAAGGAATCCACTCTTTATTAAAATCTAATAAATCCGAATAGTTTAAGTTATCATTTAAAACTCCTTCGTTTTCTTTTTTCATTCCGTATGGAGGGTCGTTGTGTGCAACATCAGCCTTCTCCCCATTCATCAGCTTTGCCACAGCATCTGAATCCGTACTATCTCCACAAAGCAATCGATGCTCTCCAATCTCAAATAAGTCACCCAAAACAATATCGGTTTTGATACCGCCTTCAGGTACATCAAAATCATCCTCCTCTGCTTCAATTTCCGTTTCATTCATCTGCGGTACATCCAATCCCCACTCTCCTAAACTTTCCGCATCCCACTCGTTGGCTAACATATCCCAATCCCACTCTCCGAAGCCTACGTTGTCCTTAATAATAAACTGGCGTTGCTTGTCCTCATCCCAATCCACAATAGCTACTGGTGCTTCCTTCCAGCCTGCTTCTTTCATTGCCTTTAATCTCATGTTACCGCCTAAAACAATCATGTCTTGATTGACTACTATCGGTCTGACTTGTGCCATTTCGGGTAGGTCTTTTAAAGACTGCACCAGCTTTTTGAACTTGTCGTCTTTTATTACCCTTGGATTATTAGGGTTCGATTTGATTTTGTTTATAGGTGTTGTGGTCATAGTTTGTCTATTAGTTCGCTTATCTTATCGATTAGCTTTTGCTTTACTTCGTACGCATTATCTACCTCACAATCGCAGATAGCCTCCAGCGTATTAGTCAGGATTTGAATTACGTTTGCTGCTTCGCTTGGTGACATTGGCTTTTGCTGTTTGACCTGTTGAAACAATTACCGGTGCGCTTTTAGTTTCGTAATTATCAAAAGCAACCATCAATTTTGTAAGTGCTTCGATAACGCAAGCCTGACACCAGTTGTTAAAGCCACCTCCGTAAAGTTCACCATGTACCTTCTGCATCATTTGTGCGACATCGTGCGGTATAGATACACTCCCCACAGCGTGGTATTGGTCAAGGTAAGGTCGTGCTGCCCTTAGTTGTAAATATTGGTCTTGGTTCATTTCAGTAAAGTTTTTTGTGCCATTGCTGCAAACCACATCGCACCAAACCCTACGGCTGGTGCGTAAAAGGAAGGCTCAACTAATAAAGAGGTAATCAAGCCGAACCAAAAAGCCATACATACTTGGCAGTTCAAAGGCTTACCCTTTAGCTTGAAGCCTGCTAACATAACAAATGAATAGCCAGCTAAGCCAGCAAGTGCGCTAATAATTAAGTGCTGCATCCTTTAATGATTTATAGATTGTGTCTAAGTTATGACAAACCGTGCGGTAAGGAATCCCGGTCAATCGGCTGACCGCTCGTTTGTTCCTTAGTGTTAAATGTAAGTCAAGTAGTTTTTGTTCGTAGGGAAACTCACTTTCGTTGTTCAGTCTAAGATAAGCCACCTCTAATCGGTCTATCTTGCCTTGCGTTTCCAAGTCCTTTTGATAGTCGTAATCGGGTGCGGTTAAGTCTATGCCGTGAGATTCGAGATACGATTCGACTGGCATTTCACCCACTTGCCCTAAATGATTAATCGGTATGACTTCATCCCTATTTCGGTACTTCTTGTGGAATGATGAATTTTTAGAGTTGGCAAAGTTCATCACTATTCTAACAACGTAAAACCGAAAATACCCTTTGTCGTGTGCTTCTAATATCTTGGCTTCGGGTTTCTCCATAAGACAAAGCAGCACCTCCTGACATAAATCGTCGGAATAAGTGCTGCCTATTGACTTGCAAGCCTTCATCAGTTCGCCTGAATCATAAAGCTGCATTATGATTTGCCGTGCTTTCACGGCTGCTAATATAGTTATTTTATTTGATTTCCAACTCTTTAGCTTTTTTCTCGTACCACAACGCTTTCTCTATATCCCTGACCGCATCGTCCTTATGTCCTGCTCTCATTCTATATTTAAAAGAATTAAGCAAGCAGAAATGAATAACAGCTTCTTTGCCGTAAATAGATAGCATCATATCAATCACCTCAATCGGCTGATGGTTGTAGTGCGGTTCTTTCTCTACCAGCTTAAAATCGTTAGGGTGGTAGTTTGTATAATTAGGCTGGTCATAAAGTACGCCAGTAGGAACGTGCTGATATTTCATTTACTTGGCGTTTAGTTGTTGTAATTTTAACTCCTCCAAGCTGTCAAGAAACGACTGCCGTAACTCAATAGCATCGTTGACTATCTTCTTGGCTTCTCCCGTGTATCCTTTGTCCATACACTCCTTGGCTGCAAATAGCTTCTCTAAGACTTTATCTCCGTAGCCCTTTCCAAGTTCTACATTGTTGA